GAATGCACAAATTGCTGGAATCATTAGCGCAAGTAAAACGAATTCGTCTTTCCACGAGCCCTTCATTTGCTCTACAGCAGTTTGCTCCCACTTAACCTTACCGGCAATTTGATCTTCTTTAAGTTTAGTAGCGGCTTTAATTTCCGTAACTTTTAATTCTGCTTTTGCTTTTTTGGTCTCGACGAAACCACGGACCGTATCCGCGGCAACGCCGAGTAGGGGTTTTGCTAGAAGTTGCCAGACCATAGTCTAGGCGCCTCCCCCAATAGAACTAATAATCAAAATAACAGCTATAGCTACTATACCCGCCTTAATCCAGTCCTTCATTTTCCAATCAGACCACTCTTTTAAGTGTTCCCATAGATCTTTTAATAAATTCATATAACCTCCTAGTTAATGAACGGTTAAATCGAACTCAGGTTCGAATTCAACGGTTTTTTGTAGCTCATGTTCACAATTTTTGCAATCACAACTCGTACAACTACCTCCATTCGAACAATGACATCCATGTTCACAATGAATGCAAGTATTATCCGAAGAATTTGTTTCCTTGAGTAGCAGCACCAGCACCTTTTACCATCATATTTGGTTTTTTGACGTTGGTATCAACATCCATGCCATCTACAGACTCACCTTGTTGCATTTTAAACTTACCACCGTCTTCATAGGCCATTGGCATCATGCCACCACCCATATATTTTCTTTTTTTCTTTTTATTTTTGTCTTTTTTCATAATACCTCTCAATGAAAAGTTGGTTTAGTATATCTGATGAGTGTAACATCCGCAACTTGGTTTTCAAATGCTTTGTTTGCTACATCCTCTGATATAGAATTCTCTAAATACACTGCTTTTACAACAGTGAGCATTGCAGAAGCCATAATTAACTTATCTTCTGGTTTTCTTGCGTTATCTTCAACATAACTAGCAAACTCTTTTATGTGAGCTTGTAAAAATTGTTCTGTTTCGGTCATTGTTTTTTAATATTTGCCAAATTTATTTGATTGTTCATCCTAGCTTGCGCTATTTTTGCGTTTTGTTCAAGCTTTGCTTGATCAATTTCCGTTTTTTGAGCTAATTTTGCTGCATTTAGCTGTGCATCTGACTGATCAGCGGCTGCTTTTCGTGCATTATCCTGCTCTTTTATCAATAATTCTTGTTTTTTGAGCTCTACAAGTGGATCTTGACCTTGACCTTCAAGGTATTCTTGCTCTTCTGCCACCATATTCTCAGTTAATTCAGCTTGTTTGTCTGCAATTTCTGCTTCCATCTTGTTTTGTAGCTGTTGCATTATCTCAGGTGGTATCTGTTGACCAAATTGTTGTGCTAATTCTTCTAATGTTTGTTTATTTTCTTCCATAACGAGCTGTCTAGCTAAGAAACTTATGTGTTGAGATATGTGAGATTGTAAAGAAGCCATTGCAAGAACACTAGTTCTAACCAAAGTTGATGACATAAAAGCTCTATGAGTTCTTATGTGGGCTGCATGATCTTGTTCTGGAAATGCTTGTAGTTCTTTTGCTTTCAATGCATTAGAATTTTCCATTGAAGGATCCATCGGCATTGGCTTTGGTGGTGGATTCAATATAGCTTGTATGTTTTGCACCCCAAGAGCTTGATACATTCTTCTATAAGCTTCATACACATTATGAATTTGAGGGTTGGTTTGAGATAATTGTAACTGAGCTTGTGCTAGTTGTATACGTTGAGACATAGAGAATATGTTTGGATCGGATACTGGTATGATATCTACTCTATCATCAAAATCAGTTTGCTTAATCATTCTGTTACCACCAACAACATTGTATGGATATTCAGGTGGTAGATAAGTTTGGAAAACTTTTGCTAATAATTTAAATTCTACTTTTTGTGCATAATGACATCTTTTATGAATAGCACTCATAACCTTTGTGCCTTGTTCAATCATAGCCATAGTTGTGCCTACAGGATTAGATTGATTAGAATCAGCTATCTTTGCATCAGCAACTGCTGCAAATCTTTTACCTGCATCAACACAAAAACCTAAAAGTAAAAATAAAGTTTGACTTGGTTCTTTGTAAGGTAGTGGTAGTAATCCTTGTCGTAGGTCACCAGATGGTGCATCTACATCCCTGAATTCTCCTGGTTGGATTGGGTTATCATCGTCTGCAACTCGCAACCCTCTCGCTTTAAATCCTGCAGGGAGATTGGACAACGTACCTGCATCAATGAGTTGACGGAGAGCGGACGTAGCTGTCCTGGAGAGACCGCCGAGCATGTGTATAAGACCAAAGCCATAAAAGCCAAGACCAGGCAAAAACTTATAGTGGACAAAATATTGTATCTTTTTTCTAAGCGGATCATTTTCTCTGTAGTTTCTATATATAGATAATACTTTTCCCGATCCTTCATCAATTGTAACAACGTATGGAAGTCTTATACCTGTTGGTTCACCAGATTGTAAGTCTGCATCTTCAAAACCTGGTATGTCCAAATCACAATGAACTTCAAATAAAGTATATTCATTATCATCTTCTTCTCCATAACTTGAAGCACTTATTCCTTCAGCATCTCTGTAAGCATCTTGAACATCATCGTTGTTCATAACCGATGGTCTAATTTCTACGTCTCTGTAAAAACCACCTACTTGACTTTTTCTTATATCATTGAAAGTTTGTTTTACTACATGCGTAACTCTAGGACTAGAAGCCAAATCAGTTGCATAAAAAGGAACTATTAAATCTTCTACTGGAACAAAAGAAGCTCTAGCTCTTTGTTCTTGTCCATCATAATAAATTTTTTTGAAAGCTGATCCTGCTAAACCTAAATTGAATAGAAGCTGATCCATCTCTGGATCGTACTCTTCCATAACATTTGTTATTTGATAATTCATGAACTCACGAACTCTTTGAGCTTGATCTTCGGTGTTCAAATCAGTCACTCCTACAATGTTACATTTAACAGGACCACCAGGAGGAAGTAACTCTTTATAAGCTTGCGCTTGAAACTGAGTAGCTGCCTCTGCAAGTAAAGGGTGTGTTACACCACTTGCTCCTTGAAAAGGTCTAGCTCTTTCTTCATATTTAAATCCTAACAATTTTATTCCGTCTATGTATGACTTTTCCCAATCAGATCTAGAGGATTTATCTCCCTCATACTCTGATCTTAAATTGTCTGATATTTTATTTAATTCATCTTCTTCTATAAATTCTGCTAAATTTGCTCCGTGTGGAATGTTGACAGGCTGTGGTTCTTCTGGCATCATTTCATTAGTTTGCACTTCTACTTCTATTTCTGGTCTTGCATTTTCATCAACAGGAAGTGTACCTGCCATGCTATCTACCTGTATAGCTTCAGGTTCATTTGGTAATTGTTTCTCTATTGCCATTACACTGCTACTCCTAGATCAATACTCGCTAATGCTGAGTATGGGTTTATTTTTGTTCTTCCACCTTCTTTATACTCTTGAAATCCAATTTTTGCTAGTTGATTTCTGTCAAATCCTTTTAAATTTCGTAAATCAATAAATACCTCTGGTTTGATAGCAACTCTATCTCCTGGAACATTACCATAGCTTGTCATTGGTTGCATGCCATTTGTAGTTCCTTTGAAATCTCCTGAAGCTATTTGTGCCAAAATTTCAGGATTATTAAATCCATATCTTTCCATTAATTCCATATATCCTTGAGCAAATTTTTGTGCACCATCGTCAGTTTTTTTCCAAGAAAAAAATTGTTGTACATCATCACCATTTGTAACTGTAAATGATTCTCCATCTAAACCTAAAGCTTTTAATCTTTGTCCATATTCTTCCGCAAGTTCGTTAGCAGCTTGTGTTGCTTGTTTTCTATATATGTTGTTAAATGCAATTGATGTTCCTTGACTATGAACTTGTCCTTCATAAATAACAACAGATTCTGGACTTGGTATGGCTACAAAATCCATGTTGCCCTCTATGGCTCTTTGTATTTGAGCTTTTAATATTTCTTTCATTGCATCTACTCTGTTGCTGTGTGGTATATCAGGAAGAACAGCACTCTTTACATCACTATATTCAGAATCAATACGAGACATCTGTTGTGATATTTTATCGTAAGCTTTATTATTTATTGATTCTAAATAATTACCAGGCGTTCCATAATCACCAAGAATTCTTTGTCTTAAATTATTTAAATCTGTATTGTCATCAGAGATAGCCCTAGCCTTTTCATTTAGTTGTCTTTGATTTTGAGGAAGATTGTAATCTGTTGTATCGTCAACATCTAACCTAACTAAAAGTTTTTTTAATTCATTTCCAAAAATTCTAGACTCTTGTTGTTTTAAAGTAGCCATTTGATCATCTGCTGTGTTTTTTGAAAACAACATAGTGTCGGCTTTAAAAACTTTCTTATCAGATTTATCTATACCTTTTAAAACATCGTACTGTATCTCATCTATAAATATTCCGTTAAGACCATCCATTGTAGTTCTATTGGAAGATCTAGTATGACCCCATTGATGAGGAACATCAAAGTGTGAACTTAATCCAACTTCTTTGTAATCTTTTTGATTTTTTAATGGATTGTATGTGTATACGTCTGTTGATTGTGTTGCTCTGCCTGCATTACCTGGAAGCATAATTTGTGCATGCTCTGTTGTAGTTCCATAATCTCTTTTTAAATTTATCATTTTAAAAACATGATTTCTTATTTCAGAACCAAATTGATTTTTATTTAAGAACCCTGATGAAGTATAAACAGTCAGAGGATAGCTATCTTTTCCTTTTGCAAAATCTAAAGCTGCAGTCTCTCCTGTTCTTCCTTGAATCTTTTCAATCTTTCGTATGAAGTTAGCAATTATATCGTAGCCTCTAGTTTCAATTGCTTTTTGTTTTGCATCAGTAAGAGTTCCGTTTGCACTAAAAGATTTAGCAATAAAATCATTGAAAGCATCTACTTCCTTTTTTATATCCTGCATGAGTTTTATTGGCATACCACTAAACTTATCTACCACTGGAACATATCTTTGTCCTGCAGCGGGGTTAGCATTTAATTTATTAAAACCATCCATAAATCTAGAGTAAGCGCTCATTAAGTTACCAAACTCTGGTTCTAAATTTAAATTACCTTGAAATGCTAAATTTGTTGGTTTGACATTTATCTGTGATCCTCTTTCTGCATTAGCTCTCCATAAATCTACTGCTGTTAGTTTTGTATCGGCATTTTCTCTCAAGTATAAACCAAAACCAGATCTATCTAGTTCTTTTGCAAATCCAGAATTTTGTAATTCACCAAGCCACTGCGATCCAGTTTTTGTTGTATCAGGTGCATACTTAGCAGCAATGCCTTCCATAAGTTTTGAGTATCTTTGAAACCCTACATCAAATGCATCTAAGTTTTGATTTGGTTTATAATTTTGTGTTGACCATTTACCTGCATTTAAATTTTGTACTTCTGCTGCTAGAGCTTCTGCACTATCAAACGAACCAATAAGATTGTTTCCGTCATACAATTCTAATTGTTTTGTATTGGGATTGAATCTACTATTGTATCCAAGATCCACAGCTTTTGCTTTTGGAAACTGAACAAGTTCTTTTTGTGTTGTTACATTTGGATTTGAGTTATCTTCCAACTTAGAAATTTTCTTTGCATTGTTTGCTACTTTGTTTACTTGTGTAAAACTATTTCTAATTGCCAAAGGAGTGCTCATAATATTAGCAACTGGTAGTCCTACCATTGTATTTATTTCTGCTTGAAGTTTATTTATTGCATTATCATCATAGCCATACATTTTCATTGCATCAGCCCACACTGCACCAGGAGCCCTGACTGCGAAGTCAAGAGCATCAAATATTTTTTCTCCATAAGGAGCTAAAGTATTCCATACCCCTTGAGTCAAAGGATCAGCGTCTTTGAGAATGGGTAGATTTCTAGCATCGTATTCTTTTCCAAAACCTGAGCTAGTAGGTTCTAATAATTTACCTTTGAATATTAGTCCAAGAATCCTGGACCCGTACTCCTCATCCCCAACTCCTTCTTCAAAGAATTGTTGATTCAAAGCCACTCTATCAATCTTTGTATCATCTCCATCTTTTTTACCTGGAGGCATAACGTTTCCACCTTTGAAAGGAACAGTGCCTGTTAGATTTACACCTTTGTCTACACTTTTCATTAGTTGCATTAAGTTAGGCATATACTCACCATAAACATTTAATCTCCCTGAACTAGGACTCATCATTTGTATTTCTAATCCTAAATTTTTTGCATCTGTTCTTATAAAATTTAATTGAGAGTCAATATCATTTATGGATTGTTTCCATTTATCTAAATCTTTATTTTTTAAAAAATTATTATTTATAATGTTTGCTTTTTCATTTTCTAATTTTTTTATCTGTGTTTCTAATTTATTTTGATAAGAGTTTCTAACTGTTGTGTTTAATCCTTTTGGATTTGCAAGATAACCTTTTAGTACTTGATTACCCTCTAAAGCATCTAAATTTCTATTTGGTTCCATAGAAGCATGAGTTCTGTTTGGTACACTTCCTGTTTTGTTTACAAAAGTAGCTCTAACATTTGGGTTATAAAATAATCTTTCGTATAGTTGAGGACCTCCTTTATCTACAGGTAAGTCACTAAGTTTAACATTTGTGTTAATAACTTTTTGTGTGTTTTTTGTAGCATCTACGTTTTTTGTTTTTAAATTAAATTTTTTGTATGGATTAACTTGTATTGTTTTAGTTGGAGTTGTATCAGCTAAATTAGAAACTTTTAGATAAGGTTTGTATTCAAACTTGCCTGGTATAACTCCATCTGCTCTTAGATAATCATAATATAATTTATTGGCGTATTTTTTTGTATCTTCGTCTTTTATTTTATTAAACTGACTTACTAAAGGTTGACCTTTAGTATTGTGCCACATAGTAGGAGTTCCGTAATCTTTATTTTTTGTGCCTACAAATAGATTCATAAATCTATTCCAAGCTATCTTCATATCCTTTTTTACATCGGTTATATTTTCTTTTACAATTTTTGAACTGCCTGAAGATCCAGAAGATCCAACATTAGGAGATAATCCACTTCCAAATCCAGTTTTACCTATACCCTCTGTAAAGTATCCTTCAGCGAATATTCCTGCTCCTGGTCTATCTTTGGTAGCCATTAATAATATCTCTCCTCACCTGCGTAGTCTGGTACAGTTGGTTCTTCCCAATAATCATCAGGGAGCGTAACAAAGTTGCCTTGGCGAAAACGTAGCACGGCTTGTGTTGTAGAGTCAACATAATCGTCGTTATCACCAAAAGGAAAAGCAGCACATTCCTCAATGACTTCTTGCGCCCACCGCTCATCAGGAACCCATACCTGACCAGCTTCAAATACCGGTGCTACAGCGTTTACTCTTACATGCTTATCATTTCCTTTGCTTGGTGTAAAGTTCGTAACAGGTATACCCACTTGTCTTAGTTCATGGGT